TTTTCTTGTTTATAATCTAATCCGATTGCTTTTTCTTGATTAGCTAATGAATATTCGGTAAGTCTATTATTAATTACTTTTAAAGATGCAATTTCTTTTTCTACATCAGCAATTTTCTTTTTAGCTGAAGCAATTCGATTAGAAGATTGCAAATTAGCGATTGCGCCAGCCTCATCACCTTTTAAGGCTCTTTGTCTATCTCTTGATGCTTGAGCTTCTACTCTTGATAAATCCCCTATTAAAGTAATTCTCTCTTCTTCTAAATCAATTATTTTTCCTTGATTTTCAGTAATTTTGCTAACTGCGGCATTTGCTTTAGCGCGTGATAAAATAGCTTCTGTTAATGCTTGTTCAGCTTTTTGAGTTTTACCCGCTAAAATTTCTTCTTTACTTAAATTCTCAAAGTAAAAAGGATATGATTTTTGTAAATTATCAACGGCAATCATTCGCTCTTTATAACTCAAAGTAACATCTTTTGCTATCTTTAAATTACCTTGCATCGCTATAAGTTCTTGTGTTGCATTTGTTGTAGCCTCTTTATTAATATCTAAAAGGTCTTTTTGAATTTCTTTAACCGCATTTGTTTTTGTTTTAAATAAATCCATTCCTTTAATTAATTCAAATAAAGGGTCTAAGGCTAAACCAAATATTCCCGCAATACCAATACCCGGCAATATGTAAGCTAATTGCCTAACACTTGAAAACATAGATTGAAAACCTTTAACAAAACTATTGGAGTAGTTACCAACGTTTCTTTGAAAATCCCCTACAACCTTATCAGCCGACATAATACGACCACCTAAATCGTTGGCATCTTTAACCGCTTGTAGTGTTTTAGGGTGTGTTTCTCCTAATGCAATTGCATAATCTTTCGCTTGTTTCTTTAAAATAAGTAGCTGAGCCGAAGACTTAGCATAAGCACCACCTAATAAAGTATTTGCCCTAATGTTTCGGTCTGTTTCGGCTCTTAGTATTTGTTGAGCTACTGATTGCTCGCGTGTGGAAGCGGTTGCTCTGGTAGATGATGTTGATACACTTTTTTGAGTTATAGAAAGTGAATTTAATTGCGCTTGTAACTTTTGTATAGTCATCCTTTGCGCATCATAATCTGCTGTTAATTTCTTTATAGCACTATCAGACCCGCTTGGAGTTTTAATGTTAATCATATTTGAATTAACCTCTTTTACGCCAGCGATAGTTTTTACTATTTCAGAGTTTAGCGCTTGTAAGTCTTTTAAAGCACTTGGACTAAGAACCTCTATAAATTCACCGTTTGCCATTATGCTACCTTTTTATTTTTATTATATTCCGATACTATTTTTTTAGCTGTCTTTTCATAAGCTATGTACTTAGCCAAAGTAATGTCGTCATTTATACTTCTTTTAATTACATTTTCTAAATTAACCACTTGTAATTCGTAATCAAATGCCTTTTGTTGGCTTTTTTTAGTCATTTTTTCGTAGTTTGTTTTAGCCAAAGACAAATCATTCTCGATTATACCTATTTCAACGCTTAAAACTCTTTTAACCTCATCTATAAAAGGTAATTCTATATTAATTACAATATCATACCCTACTTTTAAAGCTTCGATAAATTCCATTCTCATGGCCTCCGTAGTTCTATTGTAAAAATAGAAGTGTAACGCTTGTTTTAAATAGGCTATTTTGTACTCTAAAGATGCTATTTCTTTGGTTAGTTTTAAATATTCGTTAGCCTCTGTATTATCTGATTTAATGAAAAATTCATCATATATTGATATAAATACTTGTTCCAATCCTTTTTCTTTTGGTTTTGGCTTCAATAGTTGATAATCCTTAGTTTCAAGTATCTTGAAAAAGGTCTTAGCCGGAATAGTATCTATATTTGTGTATTTAGGCAATTTTATAATCTTTTTTAATAATATAAACTAATGTTTGTCTATAAATTTCGCTTTGTCTTTTATCAAATGTTTCTTGGCTTAATCCTAAAATATCAATTCCGTATTTGCCAACTAAATTATATCTGTCGTTCATTCCAAAACCAAATAATCTATTTCTGTAGCTTTTAATAAATAAACTTTTTGCCGTTTTACGAGTTAAAAGTAAATCGACGTAACCGTTTGCCTTTGGATTAATAGCGTCTTTAAAAATAGCATATTCAGCATCTTTATAAACCCCTATTTTACTTCCATCGGGTAAAAGTCCGTGTTCCCACTCATCAACTTTTATTTCCTTTAACCTTTTTTGGTCGCTTATTACTATTCCCGATACTATTTCCTGCAACTTCGATTGGTTTAGTAGTGGTTGTAATCTCTTGAAGTATTCCGTTGGTGACATCTTTTTTAGTTTTTCCACAATCTAAACACTTACAATCTTTGCTTATTTTTGGGTTATTTATAAACTCGTTAATAGCAACTAAATCAGTTTTATTTGTGTATTTTAAAATCCATTCTTTTTTTTGCTCTTTGCATAATTTTAACCATTGTTCTGCACAATCACCAAAAATATACTTCCCAAATATTTCTAAACTCGGTACTTCCATATTGTTTTAAATTAAAAAATGCAACCAAAATTAATTGATTGCATTCTCATTCGTTGTTTTTTTGTCCGCTATGACTAAGCAAATATAAACAAATGTTTTTAAATTACAACTATGCTACCGGAGTTATTCCGCTAGTAGCACCTTTATAATACTTAGTACCTACTTTAGCAACTGCAATACTATTTGTAGAATCATACAACTGTACTACAATTGAACTACCAGTAGTAAATGCATCTGTTGGCTCAAAAGCCCATTCTTTAGTAGTTGAATTGTAAACTAAAGACAAAGCAACAATTGTACTTGCAGTACCATCAATAGTGCATCTTAAATTTGTAATCGCTAAACCTAACAATGTAGATGATTGATTCATTTCGAAAGTTGGTTTGAAATATACTTTATCCTCTGAAACATCCGCACGTCCAGTCATTACAATGTCAGTAACCGGAAATAAGTTATTTGCATTAAAGCCTAAAACTGATTGGTCAACCACTCCGGTATTAAGATTGTATTCATCAGTTGAGGTTAATTGAATAACTGTGTTTACATAACCGCTTACACTTCCGTCGGTGTGCATAAACGTTCCAGTGTTAAGCATCCCTAAAGAATAACCGCTTAAAGTTGCGCCGTCTAATGCACCAGCAATACTACCATCTTCGAACACTAACAACACTTTGTAAGCTTGAAAGCTATTCATTGAATATAAAGCGCGTGCGTAAGACCATCCCTTAAGGAATTTAAAGGTAAACATTGGTAATCCATTACGAACTACCGAAGTAATTCCGCCTTGATACTCTTCGGTTGTTGGCTCTGGTGTGCCGTTTACAACTTCTACTGCTCCAAGTACTGGAATAAATGTACCGTCTTGAATCCAATCGTTTACCTTTGCTAAGGTAAATGTATCTGTAGCCGTATCAATTGACCAAGAAGGCGAAACCGTAATCATACCAGTAATTCTGCCGTTGTTTCCTAAACAATCGGGAACACCTAAATTTTTGACTGTTGCAGAACAGTCTTTTGAGTTTATTAAAACTGCCATATTTTCTATATGTTTTAATTAAAATTAATTGTGTTTAGACAAGTATTGCCTATGAATTTTATTTCTGCCTCAAATACAATAGCGTTACAAATGTAAATTAATGATTCACTTTCATTGCGTGTTGAAAAGTTCTTTACTCTTCGTGTTCGTAGTTTAGTATCATCAAAAAAACTTATTCCGCTTAGTTTTAAAGCTTTTATTAGATTATCGCAAATAGGTTGCAAAATAACATTGTAATCGTATTCGTGTTGGTAAGCATTAAATTCAGACGGTGCTTGACTTTCATATCCAAAGCCTTGCATTTCGTGTTACACTCGGTTCGCGCAAATTATTATCATCTGTATTTTCTTCTAACCAAATTAACGGAAAACTTAGTTTTTTCTTAAGTGCTAAATATTTCATTAGCACCTCTTCAGTTCCCCAACCAAAGTTTATAGGTTGTGATAATTCACCGCTTGTAATCGGCGGTATCATACCTATTAACTTTGCTAATTCATCCTCGAATACTATCATATTCCAAAGCTATTTTGCATTTCGTAACTCTTAAAAAAGTCAATTGAAAAGTCCGTTTGTTTATCTAACAAGTATTGATATAAACTTACATTCACATCTTTATTAAAACCAAACCAATCAATAAAAGTACCATCGCAATAGATATTAGGAAATTCTAAATATCCTTGTTGATAGCCTTTTATAAAATTAGCGTTGGCACTTGCTATTTTATATTTAGGACTTAATAATTTAGCTTTCTCAGGGTTAACTTGTACAGTTCCTACCCCCGATAGTTGTTCGTTAGAGGCGAAGAGATACTGTTCTAATATGCGATAAGCTATTAATGAATATTCACCATCTAAACCTATCCAAACTTTTGAATCGTACTCTTCTCCCTCAACTAACTTTTTGTATTTTTCGTATATTGGGTTATCTATATCGTCCAATGCCGTTTGTAGTTCGTTATAAGTTGTTAAACCTAATGCGTTAATCAATAGTTTTTTTTCAACTTTAATACATAGACTATCTAAAAAAGCTTTCTCGTTAGGTACTTGCAAAGATGGGTTAGCCGTAATAAAATCTACTGCCAACGGTATGTTTAATTCGTTAGCCTTTGTGAAGTATGAACTATCAATTATTTGTGGCATTATTTTTATTCTTTTGGTTTAACTTCTTTTGCTTTCTCAAATAAACCTAATTCGAAACCTTTATCAATTACAGTTTGGTCGGTTGTTTCGTAGATGTCACCTTTTTTAAAACCAGCCCAATCCCTTGTTAATTTAAGTTTCATACTATTAAGCTTTAGTTAATGCAGTAATTGCGTCGCTGAAATCACCGTAAACAAAAGCACCATAATGATTTGATTTTACTCTTTGAACTAAACGAGCTTCGGCAAGGATAGTAACTAAGTTTTTAGTAAAATCATCATTTTCATATCCAACGTTAATAGTTAAACCCTCTTTAAATCTTACTCCGGCTTTTGCAAAATCACCAACTAAGAATTTGTCAATTGTAACTCCTGTGTTTGCTACTACTCTAATTCCGCTTACAATAGAACCATCTAAAGCCGCGAAAGGAGGCATAACATACTGACCCGTACTATCTTTCGACAACTCCATACTTGTTACATCAGTAGGGTGCATAACAATGTAAGTAGGCTCAAATAAGTTAACTCTAACTTGGTTAATGGCCGTTCTTAATACATCCCATTTTGTAGGTGTTGGAATAGCTAAAGCAAAAGCACCTGCTGCCCAAGCAGTAGCGTTTGTAGTTATACCTGTCAAGTTATTTCCTGAACCCGAACCGCTCAATAATTGGTCGTCAATTTTTAAGTTGATTAACTCAGTTAATTCTTGGTCAATTTCTGAACGCATAAGCTCAACGTCATCTAACATCTCTTTGGTAACTTTAATATATGCAGTTACTTTTTTAACGTTAGCCGAAGCTACTACTAAATCAAAATCGGCTTGTGATTTAGCTGCTCCCTCTGCTGTCATTGCAGCACCACCATCAGCATTTTTTTGTTCTACCCACTCCCAAACATTAGACATAATTGTACCAACGTTTACAAGCTCTAAAATATAAGGATTACGTCTTACAATACGAGTAATTCCCGCCTCTCTTTCTGCTTGTGGAATTTGACCAGTTGTGTTAGTAGACAAAGCCATTGTACCAGCTGCTTTGAAAGTAATCTGAACACTTGCTCCCGATTTATCTTTCATTGCTTTTAACTCTTCGGTTTTTTCAGCTAATAAAGTTCCTAAACTTTCAGGAATATCTTTGTTTGCTATTCCTTTAGTTTCGATTTCAAGAACTGTTAAAGCTAATTGCTCAACTTTAGTTTTCAATTCTGTTACATCATTACCAGCGGTTTCAAGGGCAGAAACTTTTGATAATACTTCAATAAATTCAGCTTTCGTAGCTGAACCATCAATAAGACTATCTAAGTACTCCGTATGAATCTTAGCCTGGTCTTGCGCTTCCATTTTCCCGAAAGCTTCTTCTGTTATGCCTTTCGACACTAAAAATTGTTTAAATTTCATTTCTTTTTAATTTAATAATCCTGAATAATAACTTTTGTTCTCGTTTTGAAGTGATTTCTCGGCTTCTATTTGTTCAAGTGATCTCTCGGCTTGTTTTTTACTTCCACATTTTTTACATACTATGTCCCCGTTTTCAGCTTCAAAATCTTCTGTTTCTTCGTCGCATGAATCACATTTTAAAGCTTTAATAGTCTTTTGATAGATAACTGGTGTAGCATCGTTAGAACCAAATAAAACAAGGCTTCCTTCTTTCTCTATACTTGCTTCATCAATACACCACATATAACCATTTTCTTTTGCTACGTCTTTATTTGCTACTTGTTCAATTCTTGAATCCCACAAAGATTTTTGTTTCTCGTAATCGCTTGAAGTAGAATCAATAGCTAATTGAACGTTTATATATCTCATTCGTACGCTATTCTCAAAACTTACTTGTTCATCGAATAACTCTTTAACCTTTTCAATTCTTATTTTATTCTTTGGAATCTCGAATATTAACGCTTGGGTTGTTCCGTTATAATCACGCCCTAAATCATTCCAACTAACTGTCTTTGTAAAAGCGTTTACATCGTTAGGGAAAGCTATAACACTATCCAATTCTAATTCGTGCTCAAGTACATAGAATATCTTTTTAGCCTTGTCTTTTAATGATTTGTTCCAAAGGTTAGGAAAGTGAACATCTGAGTGAGAATCAAAGTAATTAGTAGTATTTATAATTGGGTACACATAACCATCTTTAACAAATGATAAAGATTTTATACTTTCAGTATCTTTAATCCCGAATAATGAAATAGGTTGCGTGTAAATTATAGTAGCTTTTTTAAGTTCTACTATACTTTTTTCATTCTTAACTAATTCCTTAAAAAGGCCCTCTTTAGTAGAAAAATCTTTTTTTAATTCTTTGCAGTGTATCATTTCTTTATATCCTTTTTAAATGACTTATTCTTTTCTTGAATAGAAGCGTATAGTTTAGGGTTTTCCTTTTTTATACGTTCCATATCTAATTCTTTATTTATCTGCGACAAACTTAACTTCTTGCTCATAGTCCTAATTTTAATTTAAACTCATCACTCATTTTCTTAGCCTCTTGCTCGTTCATTGTTTTATTTTCTAAGGCAAGTTTTATTAACTCTTGCATTGCTTTAAAACTAGCTACTTTATCATTTACCACTGATTGCATAACTGCCAAATGGTCATAACTCGCTACTAACCTTTCGCCTTTCTCATATAATCCCCATTGTTGATTAAGTGAGTTCATAGTGTTTTTAGCCGTTGTATGAATAGAGTTTTGAATATAGCTTACAATACCTTGATTTTGATTTTCAAAGGTGCTATCCTTAGCGAAGTAATTCAGCACGTTCTTATTCATTTCAAAGGCTAATAAGCATTTATTCGCATCATCCGCCAACTGTTCATCTAAAAACAGTTTTTTCATATCGGTAACAAGGTGCTGAACACTCAAATTAGTATTGGTAACAATAAGGTTTTTGTTATCTAATTTTGTTTCAATACTTGTTCTATCAGATGGCTGTATTTGCGCCTCGTTTCCAGTACTTTCATTCTTTGAAAGATACTTTTGAGACATTTGTAAATTTATATTCTTAGACTTTAGATTTTCATCTATGTTCGATAAGGCTTTGACTATTCCTTTGACTCTACTTGGTGATTGAAAAAAAGAGTTGTTAGTTAGTCCATTTGATAAGTCATATAAAGGGATTAACTCTGCTAATCTTAAATCGTAAACTTGATTATCTAAAGTATATTTTATTTTGCGCTCCCCAAATGCTTTTTTATCTTTATCTGTTACAATAAATTTATTAAGCTTATGAGAGTTATTTAAATCGATTTCACTAGGTATAAGATTATATAAAGCTTTTGGGATATCGTTTGTAAAGGCTTTTATTTGGTAAATAGTATTATTACCAGTAGCGGATAAAAACCACATCTGTTGAAATAGCCAATCTTCTTTTGATTGAAAGTAATTAGGATTGTTTAGTAAAGCAATGTAAGGACTGTTCTGTACTTCTACATCGCCCTTATAGTGCTTTATTTCCATTTGGGAATACAAACGCGCGCGAGTAGCAACAATAGTCATTAAAACTAAGTTTTCTAAAGAGTATTTGAGATACTCAGGCGCATACGCAAAAGCATTACCACCGTCTAAAAACGAATAAAAGAACTGTCCAGCGCGGTTACGTTCCACCCTTAGAAGTTCTTTACCAAATAAACTAACTGATTTAGTTACCATTAAAAATATCTCTGTCTCCCGACGTTAATACTTGCAATATTACGAATATTATTTATATTTATTATAAATAAGTTGTAGTTTTTTGTTTGAGCTTAAAT